TCATGCAACTCCATGACGACGTCTAAAACAGTCATGCTTCCTCTGGCGGCATCAACCAAATCGCCAAGAACAGACCAGGCGATATCTGACGCGTCCTCCTTCGCCTCCGGCAGGGCATCCTTCGGCAAAAAACTGCCTACCAGGGCCCGTTGCATCTCCTCTATAGCGGCAGTCTCCACCTCCCGGAACTTCCATGTCGCCTTGTCCTGCGCGAACTGGTTCAGATAACTCCGGTTCACCTCCGGATTTTCCGCAAAATAAAGTCCCCAGCCATACGCCTGCGCTCCTTCTCCTTTACCCATGAACGCCGTATCAAACTTGCGAAAACTGTGAGGGGAAGCATGCAGGGCAGTAATGGAGAACGTCACCCCCGGTTCCGTGATCACCGCGTTGCCCGCTTCAAAATGGCCGTCATGGAACAAACCCTGTTCCTGTGCCGAGGCAATGGAAAAAGCAACAATCGCCTCACCTAGGAACTCCAGCGTATCATTAAACGGCACAGCTTCCCGTTCCCGTGCCGTCATATCCCGGCGCTTCTCCACATTCCTTGCCTCTATTTCCCCGGCCAGACGCTGGTAAAGGTCAAACGGCTCCAAATCCTTCAATTGCCGCACAACAGCTTCTTTCCCCCTGTAGAGCTTTTCCAGCTCCTGCCAGATCCTCTTTTCCTCCCCGGGAAACCTCATCTTGCGGGAAACCGTTGCCTTCACCATCTCAATCTGTCGGTCTATCTGCTCTATGGTGACAGCATCCACATTCACCCCGCCGCGGAGCAACATCCCGGCGTAACAAATCGGCAATTCGCAACCTTCGGCATCTTTCCCCATCGTTAATTTGCCGTACTCCGCATCCTGTGCGACAAGCTTATTATACTCCTTCAAAAGCAACTCAATAGCCTGCCTGGCCATCACATCTACATCCATCACCTCATGCACGGCAAACCGCTCGGACATCTTCTTAATAGCCTTCGGATTCCTTATCAACCTGCGTATCCGGCCTAAAGCGTCCAAAGCCGCATCACGGGCTAAAAGCCAACTCCTGCGCCTCGTCTTCGCAATAATATCCCCTGTGATCCTGTTGCGTTGATAGGTAAGAACCCTCTCCGCAAAGCCAGAATCCCCCCCCTCGGCAAAACCCTCATATTCCTGAATCGCATGTTGAATCTCATGAAGCAACGTGGAACGCTGATTCCAAAGCGGCCCCAGGCTGGACAAATTGATGGCAATGGAGTCATCCTGGGGATCATACCATCCTGCCTCCTGCCGGTTGCGGTCCTTAAACACATAAACAGACATCTTCTTCAAGCGGGGATAGGCATCATACAACTCGGAATAATCCAAATAATCTGACAAAACGCCTTCCTTCCTTGGATTCTTCAAATAGCGTATATCCTCCGCCAAAAGATCCAGTCTGGAAAGATAAGGCATTCCAGGCGCAGTCTTCAGCTGTGCCTGGCTTGCGTCAATCTCCGCCCGCAACTTGCCGTCATCCCTTCCGGCGAAAGCCTTATCGGCATACTTTCCCCAAGTGGCTGCATTCGGTCCTATCACGGAAAACGTAATATCCGGATTCTTCGGATCAAACGTCCCCCGGTTATCCGTGGAGGACTTGATCTGATTCGGCTCAAAGGCAATGTACTCCGTCCATTTACCCAGTACAGCAATGAGTCCATCATGTCCTCTTTCTTGAGCGCAACCGGCTATCTGGGCCGCTCCTCTCGCATACGGCCGAAATATTCCAAACCTGTCATCTTCATGAAAATTCCCATCCCAAATATTTAAATAATCGCCTATCTCTTCAGCAGACTTGTAATCATTAAAAATAAAAGGATTCCTGAAATTCAGAAACAGAGCCAGCTTCTTGTTCCCGTACGGAGTATTCTCCATATTGGTAAAATAAAATCCTCTACCCCATAAACCATAATCAGTAGCAGATCCAATCATGGCCTTGTCAAACACCGTGAAATCACCGTATGTCCCATGATACACCACCCTCGGTTCCCCGTTCTCGTCCACCACCTTGGAAGCATTCTGCGGATCCTTCTCCCAATCGCCAAACCAATTCTTAAACGCCTCCGTGCGCACGGAAAGCCACTGGTCTTCCGTCAGATTCGTATCTTTCCCGTTCGGGGCCTTCATGAACGTCCCGTCAGCGACCGCCTTCTTCCTGATTGTCTCTTTTTCCAGAGATAGGGAAAACGTCGCCGGAACAATAGCCCCGTCGTCAAACCGGCATTCCACTTCATTCACGTTGACAACATGCGCCCCTTGTGGTAAGGAAAAACCATCTCCCCCGCCAGCGGATTGGGACGGCAGAGCGGCCTTGCTTGCCGATCCTGGACCTAGGCGCGCGGTGCCGCTATTCGCGTTTGCAGGTTGTCGCTCTGCAAGGGGGAGCTTCTTCCCCAGCGGCTTCTTGCCCTGCCGCACTGGATAAGCCGAGACAATGGAATAAAACCCGTCCTTCCGGTCCAATTGCAGCAGCATCCATGAAGAAGGCTGCCTTCCCTTAACCAGCAACTCACGCCCGGGCGCCACCTCGTAAAGCTCGCTCACATTCGCCAGAATGGAACTGATATAGCGTTCCGGGGAACGGTCCTTCCAGAAGGAAAACCCGCGGGAAGCCAGGATATGGGTCAGTCCATAGCCGCGATGCTCCCCGACATCGGAACCCACCAGCAGCCGCACCGGCATGGCTGGCTGCCTCTTGCGGCGCGGAATCACAAACCAGTCAGGACTTCCGTCTTCCCGGGTGACGAACGTCTCCGGAGCCAGGACAGTTCCGGAACTATCCATGGCAACCACGGAAAACGTCGCCCCGGAAACGGGCACACGCTCGAACGGATTCACTTCACTCGTGCCGTCCCAGGCAAGGGCGCGGTCATGAAGGCGCAGCGCCGGGTCATGGGACTGCCATGCCCCCTTGGCTCTTTCCAAATCATGAATGGCCGCATTCAAATCTGCGTCCGTCTCCAGGCGGATGCCCATCCTGCCCGCCAAATCCTTCCGCCGGCTGATGCCTCTGGACTTCTTCAGAAGGGACAGGCGTTCGGCAATCAGGGCAATCCCCCGGGCCGCAAAGCGGGCCACCTTCTCGCAATCCTCCTGCCAGGACGTATCGTTGCCGAACAAATCAAACGCCTCTCCCTCCCGGGACTTCTCCGCAGCCACCCGGTCCGCCTCCTTAACATAGGCCGCCACGTAATCCCACGGCTTCCCCTTCTCGCGCAGTTGCAGGGCAAGCATCTGTCCCGCCTCCGTTGAAGACAGGCGACATACCTTCCACGCCTCGTTATCCGTAATCACCCCGTTCTTCAGGCGGGTAAACACCTCATCCCCGGCCAGGGTGGCAATATCCCAGCCCATCACATTGGCGGAACCGGGGCGCAAATACCCCTGCGCCTCCATCTCGTCCCGGCCCATATTGGAATTCCGGACAAAAAAAGCCACCTCCAGCGCGGACGCCTGACCGTCCAGCATATTCTGCCCGACGTCGTGCATCTTCGCCCAAGTGGCGTCATGCGCATCATCTTCTTCATACACGTAAGCCGGAATAAACTCCACCCCGTCGCGCACGGCCAAATCAAACCGGTGGCGTCCGGTAATCACATGCAGGGTTCCATCCCTGCGCCGCCACACGGAAATGGGCTGGGCGTCTTCCCGGAACCGTCCCTGAAGCTCGCGCCCCTTCACGGCTCCGCGTTCATTATGATCTCCCTGCTTGAACTGCTCCACATCCGGCGCCAGGGCCAGGGAATCCACCCGCACCTGGGCAAACACGCAATCCGGCGCCACCCGCACAAACGCGTGATCGCGGAACTCCGCGCCGGCCTCTTCATCGTGTTCGGCCTCTTCCCCCACCCCCTCCAGGGAGCCGCCGGCATCCTCCACCAGCGGAGCGGGGGATGCCGAATTCCCGGCAATGCCGGTCACGGGATCAGTCTCATCCTCCTCTTCCGCAGTCTCTTCCACATCCTCCGCGGCATCCATCCGCGCCATGGACTCTTCCAGCGCCTCCAGCTCGCCCAGCGTCATCGTGGCATCCCCCGGAGCCCTGCGGGAAGCAAGGTCCGCGTGCACCATCTCCACATCCAGTTTCTGCGCGGCATCCATCCGCGCCTGGCGGAAAACGCTCTCCGTACTCACGCCCACGGCCTGCAGGGCGTCCGCCAGGCCTCCGTGCTCTTCCATAAACTTCTTCCCCTCGTCCGTCGCGGCAAACTCGTTCCATTGCTCGCCCATGCGTATGATGCGGGCGGAATCCTCCAGATTCTTCAGGGCGAACTCCGCGGTGTCCTTTACCCACTGTGGCACGGGCAGGCTCTCAATATCCGCCAGGGAGGAAGACAGGGACAGGTTGGAAAAACTCTCCACCACGTCCCTGGCATCATGCGCCGGGCCCTCATACGTCCCCAGACTCACGCCGTACCTTCCCAGCACGGCGTCCGCCGCCTGCAAATGCTCCCACAAATCCTGCCAATCCTTCCCGGTCAGGTTCATGTAATGAACCAGGGCGGACTCCTGCACATCCTCCATCACGTTGGCCGTCGTGGCATGGCCTCCGGCGTAAAGCAGCAGGGAACTCCCAGGATCGGCCGCCATCGTAAACCGGTGGGCGAAGCTGGCCGCCGCCGTGCCGCTCTTGATCTCATCGGCTCTCCCCCTCGTAATCTCTCCGGAACGCACTGCATGATCAAGACGCCTCTCAAAAGCCGCCGCCAAATCGGCAATGGAACCAAGCTGAACCTTCCCCATCACTTCGGCATCCGTCCTGCTTCTGGCTTCCTGGACGGACACGCCCTCTTCCCGGACAATCGCGTCAATCCTCGCCTGGGCTCGCGCGGCCACATCCATCAACCCCGGGACGGTCATCCCTCCGGTTTCGGCGGCCGCCTTCCGGTACTCCGCAGGCGCTTCCTCGGACAACATATCCAGCGTCTCAATAAAATCCATCTTCCCGGCTTCCGAAATCGCGGCATTCCCCAGCACGGCATCCTGCATCACGCGGACGCCATTCAAATAAGCCCCCTGCAGCACTACCTGAACCAGGGCGTCCGTCTGCTCCTCGTTCATCTCCACGCTCCTGTCTTCCTCCATCTTCACGCCGTTCACTACAGCGCCCTCCCGCAGGCTCACCTCGTACCTGTCCGTTCCTTCCAGCTTGCGGATACGGCCAATGTTAGCCTTCTCCAGCACCTTGTCCAGAGCGCCGGACATCTGGTACAGCCGGGCCTCCTGCCGGTCCGCCAGCTCGGCGCCGGCCTTCCGCGCCCGTTCGGCGGCTCCTTCTGGATCCTTCAATACATCAGTCTCGAAATACTTCTGGGCCAGCGCAGCCTTGTGCTCCGCCGTGGAAAAAGACGCCATCTCTTCGGCATGCTTCTTCGTATATCCGGCCAGCTGGGCCCGCTGCGCATCCGTCACGAACGCCGCCACTTCCTGCTTCATCCTCGGAGCGTGGCCGGCAGCCATGGCCGCCACAAACAACGCGCATCCGCCGGACTGCTCCACATCCCCCATCGCCTGAAGCACGGGGCTCACCACCTCGAAATCCTTCGGCTTCACCTCCATTCCCGTCATCCCGGACAACTTCCGGGCCGTCCACTCGAACAACTCCCCGGCCAGGGGTTCCGCCGCCATCTCTTCCACGTAGGCAAACGCCGGGGTGGAAAGCATCTTGCCGGTTCTCGTCCCGGCAAAAAACGTGCGCCCCGGCACCTTCGCGGCCAGTCTCGCCAGGGCGCCGGTTCCCGTCCTGGTCATCAGCTTGTTGATGGCCCCCATGCGCCCGAACACGGAAAATACCCCAAACCCCTTTTCCTCCACCGTATTCCGCAGCCCGTTGATCGTCACGTCCACCAGGGAATCCCCGTTGCGGGAGGCGGCATTCCCGGCGTGCCCCATATCCCCGGCCAGCGCCAGGGCCCAGCCGCCGGGAGCCATGTAGGAAAGGCTCTGCCCGGTGATATTCCCGGCTCCGTTAATTGCCTTGACGTACCAGGACGCATCAGGGCTCGTGCCCCGCATCCGCTGTCCGAACTCGTGCATCACATCCTGCATCGTATTCAGCGCCTCTCGTTTTTGCTCGTAGCGGTCGAAGAGCTGCCTTTGTCCGTCAAACGTATCCTTCACCCCCTGCAGGGGAGCAATATTATTGGAATACCACTCTTCCATTCCGCTCATGCCGGGAATGTCCCTCACCGCCTGAACCGCCTTCACGCCCAGGCTCTCCGCGCCGCGCGCCGTGTCGGCAAAACTTCTATACAAATTGCGCCAGAAAGCAGCGGAATCCGTCTGGCTCTCCTGAACCTTCCGGTCAATCGCGGTCATCAGCAACATCAACGCCTGCTGGTCCAGCACCTCATTCCCGTTGACATTCACTGTCAGCAGATCGGCCATGTCCAGCGCGTCGGAGCGCCAGACATCCTCAAACCCACGCCTCTCGGCAAAAGCATACGCCCGCCGCGCCCTCATGATGGAATCGGCAACCTTCTGCGGACTCTCGGCATACTTCAGCAAATCGGCAGGACACGCGTCCCAGCTGCCTTCCTTCCCGGCTACGCAATCCACCATTCGGTGGGAAATTTCCTCCTGTTCCTGCTGGACTCTTCTCGTCCGTTCCTTGTAGGCGGCATCCTCTACGCGTGTTCTCTCGGAAAAATCCTGCCACACAGCGCGGTGAGCCTCCCCCATATCCTTAAACTGTGGGGCCTCCTTACCTTGCCGGGCCCAATACAAATACGGGTCGGCGGCTTGGTCCAGACCAAACAGGGAAACGCACACATCAAGGCCCAGGCAAGCCTCCTCGTCCGGTGTGACTGGGGGCTGGTAGCCTTCCGCCTTCACCAACCCTTTTGCTTCTTCGTCAGCGTCATCCCCCAAGGCCAGCGCGGAAAACAACTTCAGGCGACTTTCGTCGGGCTTGAACTCCGGAAGCTTCCGGGAACCCGGCACCTGTCCCCAGTCTTGCAAGGAAGTAGGGGCGTCATTCTCCTGCAAATGGTCAAAGGACTCGGGAAGAAGGTCGGAATGTTTCGCCTCCTGCGCCAAGGGGAAAAAGTCTGTTAAAGGACGATCTATTCCATAGGATACAGCAGTAAAAAATATGGAAAAAGTGTAGAGCAAAGTGCGCATGGTAAACTCAACATACACCGTACACTCCTTAATATTCAATCTTATTCCGCCAGCTTAAACCCAGGCTTGGACAAATTCGCCACCCCAGCCACGGACAAGAGCCAGGACGCCACGGAATCAGCCGCCTTGCTGCGGCTCCCGGCGCCCGCTCCGGCCACGTAAGCGGTCGCCTTGGCATCCAGCAGAATCAATTCCGCCCAATCGGCAAACGTCATCTCCTTCTCCCCGGTGGCGGCTTTCCACGTATTTTTGGCCGCCCGGTAAATCGCGGAATAATCAATCACTCCGGACGCGGTGCCTGCGTAAATACGCTGTCCAGTCGCCTGCTTGTAGCCAAACTCCACCGCCGCACCCAGCATCGGCACCCCGCCAATCATGGCAACAGGAGCCCCCAGCATGGCGCCGAACCATCCGCCGTTCTTCTCCCACTCGTCCTCGTCATCCAGCAGGGCGTGCCACAGGGCAATCACCGTCTGTTCGGCAACGGACATCATTCCATATAAAGCAAGAGCCTGCCCCCAATTCCCGGAGCTCACATGAGAAACGATCATCCCCACCTTATTCAGCACCTCGGAACTCATAAAACAGGCCATCTTCGCAAACAGGCCCGTGGAAGCCCCCAGCATGCTCTTCTGGCTCTGCGTCAGCGGCTGGGCCACCAGCTCCAGAGCCCGGGTCACGCTCTGCATGCACAGGGCGTGCATCTCATCCTCCGTCATCGGGGCTCCGGTCCTTTTTCCTGCCTCTTCCAGCTCGGACCACTTTGCGTTATACAGAGCGGCCATGGACACGGCATTGCTCCACACGTCCATCTTCTCAATAGCCCTCATGCCGGCCATGGAAAACCTGATCGCTCCGGTGTAATTCTGATCGGAAGCATACCCCATCAGCTGGCTCACCAGTTCCGCCTGCGCGTCATTGGTCCTCGCCCGGAAAGCCTCCGTTTTCATCATCTCAAACACCCCCATGCGTCCGGTCATGGACATCGTCTGCCCCAGGTGCAGCAGGAAACTCCCCATGCCCACCTCCCCGGCAAACATCCCGTGCATCAGGCCGCTGGTCTGCTTGAGCATCGTCAGCACGTTCCAGGCCAGCAAGGCCACCGCCTTGGCGCTCTGGAAGCGGCTTGTCGCCTGGGCTCCGGCCAGCAGGGCGCCCCCCTCCATCACTCCGGCCCCGTCAATCACATCCAGCCAGTGCCGCAGGGAATCAATCCCGTGGCGCCCCATGTGCTCCTTCAGGGACGCTGCCGCCTCCTTGTCCGCCAGAATGCCGCGCCAGCGGGCAGTAATATCCGCCGTGCAAATATAATTCTCCACCTCGGCGCTCGCCGCCTGGAACACGGCCTCGCAATCCATATTCCAGGCCAGGTGCAAATTGTGCTTCCGCCTGGGAATCAGCATCCCGTACTTCGCTCCGCCGGCCACGGCATTCGTCTGTTCCCCGAAAGACGCCTTCGTATCAAGCTTGTGGTCCGCCCGGAACACGGCCCGGAAATAATTCTCCACCGCGGGGAAGGGAACCCCCTCACGCTCCTCATACACACGGGCCAGCAGCTTTCCCTGCCGGTTCATCAGCTCCCGCAGGCCGTAGCCGAACGCCAGCCCTTCGGCACCCACAAACTCGCGTAGGCGGGCAACCTCCGCTTCTCCAATGCCTTCATTCCGCATCGTCTCCACGTACTCGGCCTGCTCGTAAAGCAAAATGGCATACATCGCCTGGGCGCGGGAAACCTTCAACGTCTCGCCCTTCCTGCCCGGGCGCACCACTTCCGCCTTCGCCGTAATATTCTTCCTCCTTCTGGCCCGTCCGTCTCCGGCCTTCACCAATTCATCCAGCTCGGCAAGCTGCCGGCGCATCTCCGGAATAAGCGCTTCCGGCACGGACGCCTTATCGTCGGAAAGCCCCCGGTCATTGTACTCCTTCCTGATTGCCTTGCGTCGTTCCTCCCTCTCCTCAAAAGACAACCCCACCCACTCGCGGGCCTCGGCGATCCTCACGGTGCGCTCCACCTTCACCAGCGGATTCAGCACTACGCCGGAATCCCCTGTCTTCTTGAAATCGGAAAGAACCCTTGCCACATCTTTGGTGCGCTGAACGCCAAAACACCGCTTAACCAGGGCCGTCACCTCCCGGTCCCGGGCGTGCTTCATATTCCTCAACGCCACATTCGCCTCGGCAATCGCAGTAACCTCGGCATGCGCCAGACCGCGCAGGGCGGGAATCTTCTTCCATCCATTCAACAGCTGGGAATAAGACTGCAAACCGTACTTCAGGTACTTGGCCGCCTTCGTTCTCGTAGACGCCTTCGCATCCTCTTCCGCGTCACGTCCTCCCTGGGGAGTGGCCTGCCCAAGCCCTTCCACAATCTTCTCGGCCTTGAACTTCGTCCGGCGCCTCTCCTCGTCCAACCGGGTGGACCAAGCCGTCCGTCCCGTCGTGATAAACAGGGCAAGGGCGCGCGCGCAGGCGCGCGTCTGCTCCAGTCCCATCCCGGCCAGATATCCGAACGTGTGCCAATCCTTCAATTCCAGCTCGGCCGCACCCCGTTCCTCTTCGGTGGACTGGTTGCTGGAAAGCACGCCCTCCAGCTCCAGCATTCGCTTCTCCTTCGCCTCCTGGTCCGTATTCATCATGGCGACTATCCCGTGCAAATGCCTGTAATCCTCCGCGCTCAACTTGCCCTTGTTAAACTTCCCGCTGGCCTTCTTCGTCGGCTGCACGGCCTTGATGCGGGCAACCATCTCCGCCCGCATCTGGTCGACGGCATATCGGTCTGCCTGTTCCAGCGTGCGGGCCAGCAGCTTGTCAATCACGGCATCCATGCGCTCGCTGGTATCGTCCATCAGCGTCTCCTTCTTCAGCTCATCGGAAAGCCATACCTGACCGTCCTCCAGACGGGTGGCAAGATTCTCGGCAGCTCTCATGTAAGGGTAAAGGCCAAACCTGTACCCCTCCGGCAGCGTCTTGTAAATGGAAGCCACCACGGCCATGACCCTTCCGAACGCCTCCGCGCCGTCTCCCTGCTTCACATCGTTGGCCGCGCAAACCCGGCGCCATGTCTCCAACGCTTTTGCCGTCTGGCTGCGCAGCACCTCCAAACGGTTCTTCTGCGCCTCCCGCTCCAGCGTCACCCAGACACTTTCTCTCGTGGCAAGAGAGAAACTCGCCGTCGGATCCACATAATCCGCCCACGCTCCCCCGGTGGACTCGTCCGCAAACGCCGTAATCTTGATGTCGTTCCCGTCAAAAATCACGTAATTATACGTCTGCTCTTCCTTCTCTTTCCAGCGGGATAGCCCGTCTGCGTACCTGATGCCTTTAATATCGCTGGACAGCAAAGACACGCTGGCGGCCTTCTGTGCCTCCTGTTTCGTGCCATCTTCTCCATCCCAAAAAGCATCAAACAACTCCTGATAAACATCTTTGCCGCTCACGTTTTCGCCGCGGTAATCCGCCCGTCTTTCGGCACGTTCCAAAGCATACCGCACCTCTTCCACCGGGGAATCCTTCAACAAGGCAAGAACCGTCTCGTCCACGTAATCCCAGCCCAGCAGCTCGGAATCCTCTACATTCAACTCTACCTTGTAATTGGAAGGCATGCCCGTCCTAATCTCTATCTCGTCCAAGTGGTCAAGCAGAGAAAGCATAAAGCCTTCCAGCTGTTCCAGCTTCTCCCGCACCTGGGGGTACGTCTCCGCGTATTTCCTGTTAGTATCAATTTCATCATGCAACTCCATGACGACGTCTAAAACAGTCATGCTTCCTCTGGCGGCATCAACCAAATCGCCAAGAACAGACCAGGCGATATCTGACGCGTCCTCC